AGCAGGGTACGTGCTTGATTTTATAAAAACAATTAAAACGGAATAGACTTTATGGACGGATCAATTGATATTAAATTGTTGTTAAGTCTTGGGGCAGTGCTAGTTTCTGTAGTCAGTGCTTCAGTCATAGTAAAGCAAAAATTAGCTGCTGTAATTGACCAGCTTAATAGTTTGCAGAAAGATTACGAGGGAAGATTAAGATCTTTAGACCAGCGAACTGACAAACATGAAAATATGATTGATCTTAACCAACAAAAGACTGATGTGTTGTCAGGCATCCTATCGCCAGCTAAACTAGAAAAGAACCATAGAGAAATGGAAAGAATATTAATATCATCTGGAAACAACTCAGAGCGCATTAAAAAGCTGGAGTCACTGCACAATGGAAAGCATCCGGTAGAGGTAATAAAATGAAAAAAGATGTAGAATCCGAGCAATTAGCAGATGGCACTGTAGTATCATCTCACAGTATAGATATAGTATGTGCCGCTTGTGGATATGACCTTGATGAATCAGAGTTAACCGCTGATAAATGTTCAGACTGCGGAGCAGATCTTGGGTTAAAGGAAAGTGTAACTGTCCAAGCAACCTCTATCCCTGCGTATGGAGAGGTTTAGGAGTAATTAATAATGCCCTTAAAGAAACTGACACTAAAAGCGGGTATAAACAAAGAAATAACTAGGTATTCTGCTGAAAATGGGTGGTATGACTGCGATAAAGTGCGTTTTCGCCAGCAATTTCCTGAAAAAATAGGGGGTTGGCAGCGTATATCACAGAATACTTTTCAAGGAGTTTGTAGGTCTTTGTGGGCTTGGCTTACGTTGGCTAATCAAAAATTAGTTGCTGTTGGTACTAATCTAAAGTTTTATCTAGAGTTAGGTGGTAGTTATTACGATATAACCCCTCTTCGAGCTACTACTACTAATTCAACTACTTTTGCTGCTACTAATGGCTCAACAACACTAACGGTTACAGATAATGGGCATGGCGCAAAAGTAGACGATTTTGTTACTTTTAGCAGTGCAGTGTCTCTTGGTGGGGCTATAACCGCTACTGTACTAAATATAGAGTACCAAGTTGTATCCGTAACTAACGTAAATACGTACACTATAACAGCATCCGTAGCCGCTAACTCTTCAGATTCTAATAATGGGGGTAGTGCTACCGATTCTGCTTACCAAATAAGCCCCGGTCCTGCAGTACCTGTACCTTTACGAGGTTGGGGTGCTGGTCCGTGGAGTGAAGATACATGGAGTAATGGTGGGGTTTCCACTGTGTCTTTACGTATCTGGAGTCAATCTAATTTTGGGCAGGATCTTATATTTGGGCCAAAACAAGGACCAATATACTACTGGACTGCTAACGATACGGTAACCACTCGTGGGGTTCTTCTTTCCTCTCTTGGTGGCGCTTCAGATGTACCTACAGTACAAAATTTAATACTAATATCGGACATAAATAGATTTGTTTTTTGTTTTGGCGCTAACACTATAAGCACCACCGTCCAAGATCCTATGCTTATTAGATGGTCTGACCAAGAAGATGCAACTAACTGGACCCCTTCAGCTACTAATCAAGCGGGTAGTTTGCGTCTATCAAGGGGGTCACAGATAATATCTGCTCGTCAAGCTAGGCAAGCGGTAAACATATGGACTGATACTGCTATGTACAGCTTGCAGTATGTAGGAGGGCAAGTAGTCTGGGGCGCACAGCTTATAGGAGAAAACACGTCTATAATATCCACCAAAGCAGTTGCGTATGCAAATGGTGCTTCTTATTGGATGGGTAAAGATAAATTCTATACATCTGATGGTAGTATAGTTCAAACATTGAAGTGTGACTTGTTACGACACGTATTTACTAGCCTTAATAAACTACAGGTCGATCAGATATTTGCTGGCACAAACGAAGAATACCATGAGATATGGTGGTTTTACTGCTCTAACAATGCTACCACCATAGATCGGTATGTTATATACAATCACCAAGATAAAATTTGGTATCACGGCACTCTGGCTAGAACTGCTTGGTTAGACTCTGGGATGCGAGATTTCCCGTTTGCAGCTACCTATAACTCTAATATAGTTAACCATGAAGAAGGTATTGATGACAACGAAACTAGCACTACGACGGCTATAAATGCCCATATAACTTCTGGGGAATTTGATACAAATGATGGAGATAGATTTACGCTTGTGACGCGTATACTGCCAGATATGAACTTTGAAGGTTCTACGGCAAATGCGCCTACGGCGTCTTTAACACTCCTACCTCTGCAAAACTCTGGTTCTGGATACAACAGCCCATCTTCAGAGGGGGGTAACAGCACAGGAGCGGTTGTAAGGTCTGCTACTGCTCCAATAGAAAAATACACTAATCAGTTAGATATACGTGTACGTGGTAGGCAAATGTCTATAAAAATTGAATCTACTACAACTGGAGTACAATGGCAGTTGGGTTCACCTCGTTTAGATATGCGTGCTGATGGGAGAAGATAATGTCCTCTACTTTTAATACAAACTTAGATTTTGTTTCCCCGCCCCTTGCTTTCGCTCCAGTAGAGTATGAACGGTCATATTTTAATCAGTATAACGAAACACTCAGGTTATATTTTACTAAAGTTGACGGCACGTTAAGAGATGCTTTAGCGCAGGAATACGCCGAATCTGCGGCGTGGTTTATAAGCTAATGGCTAACAATTACAAAAATGCTAAGTTAGATCTTACTGCTACTAGTGTGACTACGCTGTATACTTGTCTTGCAGCTAAAACAGCTATATTCAAATCTATATTAGTATCCGAAGATTCTGGTAACGCAGACACTATAACTGTTACGATTACTAATGCTGCAAGCGCTGTTTTCAGTCTATTTAAAGTTAAGGCGGTAGGCGCAAACACTACTATAGAGCTGCTTACAGCTCCGTTAGTAGTTGAAGAAGGCGAGATTATAAAAGTTACTGCTGCTACTGCTAACAGGTTACACGTAGTCGCTAGCTTCTTAGAGATTGGGTAGCTCAATATGGCTCGTATGGAAACTATAAGCAGTAGTGATAGGGAATTATCTAGTGGAGAGATTGTTGCTAAAGCAGTGCATCAAGTTGATACTGGAGATACTCCGATAGCTACAGTGTTAGCTATTATATCAAAAGAAAGTACGTTACCCACTGCTGATACTGTTCAATTTGGCAATACTGTATTCCTAGCAAATCGTGGTGTTGGCCCTAATAAAAACAAAATGGTAGGACGTGCATTTAATATAGATACTGGCAAAAACTATCTTAACAATACTTTGGACTATTTAGAATATATACGTGAGAAAGGTATTACACATTATTCTACTTCGTTTACTGGTTCTGAAGTATTGAAGTTAACACAATTAGTGCAACGTGTAGTTAACAAGAATACGGATAGTAAAGTATACATTGGGGAAAACGATAACGGGTATTATTTAGCTTATTTCAGGGCTGGTAATGACCCTATACCTAGGGTTTCTTAGATGGGATGTTCAAGTATAGCTAACGTAGTCACAGCACCTGTTAAGTTTGTAGGTAAGGCTGTAAACAGCGTCGCAGACTTTGCTGTGGGTGAAATAATTAAGCCGGTTGTTAAAATGACTAGCAATGTTGTAAAGGGTATGACAGATGACCCTCTTGGAACTATAATTCAAGTAGGCGCTATGGCTTCAGGAAATCCTTTTGCTATGGCAGCGGCGGCTGGAGCAAACGCTGCAAGAAACGGTGGCAGTCCTTTAGATATAGCTTTCGCCGCAGGTACGGCTTACGTACTGGCTCCAACAAGTGGAGCTGATACTGGGTCTTTTTTATCCAATAGTCTTAATTTAGAAGCTGGTAGTCTTACTGCTCAAGCAGCTAACATTGTTGCAAGTCAAGTTACAAAACAAATAGTTAGCGCGGCGGCTTCTGGAGATGATACGGCTGAAGCTGGACAAACTGCCGCTGTTGCTGCCGCTGCCGCTGCCGTTGCAAACTTTGCTGGTGGCGACGGGGATGATGTTCTTATCGGTGGTTCTGGTAATGACACGTTAGGTGGTGAAGCAGAATACTTACAAAGTGCGGCATTTGTAGATAATTTTAATCTTGCAAAGAAAACTATTAGCGAACAATTAGCTACTGCCGTTGAAGGTTACAACAGTCTACCAGACGCAGCAAAAGAAGTTATATCAGGGGGTGCTGCCGCAGCGGTAGCTAGCTCGCTTTCTGAAGGGAAGGTACCAAGTGAAAATGAAATCGCTAAGGTAGTAGCTCCTGCTATTACTACTGCTGAAACTACAATACGTGCAATTTCCAATAAAGACTTGTCTGATAATTCTGCAGCACAAATAGCTAGGGTTGTAGGCGATATATCTAGAACTGCATATGAAGGCGCAAACCCTTACGCAGTTAGAAAAGTTGATGTTTCTGAAGAATTTCAAGGAAAAATTAATGCCGCTATAGATGTTGTTATTAAAAGCAATGACTTAGATAAAGCATTTACTAACATATCAGATAGTGTGGGTAATTTTGAAACCGCTACACAAAAAGCAAATGAAACAGCATTACCTGTTGATGCGGCTGCAGATGCAGTTAATAAAGTAATAGCTAACGCTACAGCTATGAGAAACGGAGAAGTAGAAGGTTTTTCTAGTCTTGAACAGTGGCAGGATGACAATGCCGCTTACGAAGAAGGTGGGCGTACAGATCAAGGACTTCGTGATCGGCTTGTAGCATGGAACACTAAATATAACGATATAACGGCTGGGGAAGAATCTCTACGTGCTGTATACGATAAAGCCTTAGAAATACATACTGGATCATTAAATAACGTCGATGCAGCCCAAGGTACACTGCTTACGAACCAATCTAACTTGGATGACGCTACTAAACCATTTTATAAAGAAACAAGTAAAGCGTTTACACTAGCATTACGCCCAGATTTTAATGAGGAAGAGTACAGAGAGCGCTATTCTATTGACCCCGAATCCGATGCTTATACCCATTGGCTTGCTACAGGGCGTTCAAATCTCGTAAATAAACAAGAATACGATCAGGAGATAAGTCCGTTCGCTGGAGAAGATGCGGTAAGCCTTGCAGACAACCCTTCTGATGTTACAGATGCAGATATAGCTTCTGGTAAAGCTCGTTTAGAAAGAACTAGTGACGGCACGTATAGGTTTACAAACGCTCCTATTACAATTTCTAGGTTTGACCCAAAATACAATAAGGTAGTTACAACAGAATATAATTCCGCAGAAAACAAGTATACAGTTACTGCAGACAACGATGAAACTTTGGAAACAATAACAGAAAATCCTGATGGTAGCTTTACTAGCACTAGCGTATTTGAAGAGGTATTTCCTAAATCTGTAGCTGCTATGCAAGAACAGATTGCTAGCCGTTATCCTAATTTAGAGGATTTAAGCGGATTGAATCCTGCAGCAGCTTTAGACGCTGCAAGCAAGTTATTTAAATCTGTAACTACTGGCAGCACAGGGCTTGACGCTGATAATGTGCAG